ATTTGAAAAAGCTGCGTTTTTCAGCCAAGCCGTTAAAACTGGAAAACATTGTGAATATTGACCAAGCCCAACATTCAAAATTCTGTCAGTTACCAAACTAATCAATTTAGCATCTGAGGTCAAAGGCATCGCATCCAAAGGGGCAAAAAACACACTATCAGTTCTTTCCAAGCTTACCTTGTGATAAACATGACCATTGCTTGCCGCGGCTTCGTAGTAATCAATAATACTTTTACATTCTTCTGGCTTTAAAAAGTTATCAATCACCAAGCAGTCATCTTTAAGAGTCCAATTTAGCTGCCTAGTTTCTTCCATAAAGTGCCCTCCACTTACTTTTTGCCCTTCGTCATATTGTTAAGCGCAGCAATATCTCTTTGAGTTTGAATGCGCTCTTCTGCAACCCTAGTCTTTTCGTCTAAAGCCTCTTTCTGAATGTTGATGCGAGCCGCAGCTTCCATCTGGTCATTCATTTCCTTCTCACGCTCAAGCTGTGCCTTATCAGCAGCTTCTTTAGCTCTGCGCTCAATATCCATACCGCGTAACTGCAATTCTTGCTGGCGTATTGCCACAAGTGGGTCTTGCTGTTGTGGTGGTGATACAGCCTGTGCATACTGCTCTGTCAGCTCACCAACTATCTCAGCAGCGCGGGAAGCAACTTCTTCTTGCATAGCCATCATGCCTTCCTGAGAAGCTTGAAGCTGCATTTGCTCTTCAGGTGAAAGCTGGTTGATAATCTCAGCTTGCGCCATCTCTTCAGCCATAAACCCAATATGCTCTTGGATATGGCCTTGCAGGGTCATAACTATAGTTGCGTTAGCCTGTGCCACAGGTGTTGCAATAATTGCGAGATGCGCTTCGATATGCGCCTGATGATTCTGTGTTGCGAAAGCCTGTAGAGGCTTACCGCGCATAGCTTCCTGATTCTCTTTAGCCGGATTTGTAGGTTGAGGCACAGGTGGTGGAGGGAGTATGGCATCAACATTGGTAACTCCTAAAGCCTCGTACATTTTCCTGTACGCTTGGTACAAGCCCTGCTCATTGCCATGAATTTCAGGATTGGACTGAACCAACTGCAATTCTGTCTGAGCCAGAGCGATACGCTGCGACATAGAGAAAATGTTCGGGTCTGAAACTGGCAGAACATCAATGCGGTCATCGAAGTCTGTCATCTTGATTTCTGGTGGAGCGCCGGGAATAGCATACGGATACATCGGCGCCATGAATTTAGCGAACACATTAGCCAGAAGCTTGAATTCCATCTTCTGAGAATAATGCAAACGCTTATGAATTGCGGACATAACTTTCGTACCGCGTTCCATAATAGCCATAGTAGTGCCTACAGGCGTTTCTCCGCCCATCTCAGCCACCTTCATGTCCGCCATAGACGCAAACCTACGTCCAGAGTCTACAAGCGTTCCTAGAAGCGCGTAGAGCGTCTGAGAGGGCTCTTTAAATGGCAGGGTCATCAAAGATTGGCGGATGTCCATACCCGCGACATCAATATCACGGAATTCACCAGGATTTAATGGCTCATCCTCATCACGAATACGAGCGCCACGCGCCTTAAACCCTGCTGGGAGGTTCGATAGGGTGCCAGCATCAATTAGCTGTCTTAAAAGGCTGGTTGCTGCTTGAGACAAGCCGCCAATCATGTGTGTCAGGCCAAAACCGTAAAAACCCAAACCGGGTAAGAATTTATAATGCACAAAATACGGCTTGGCGCGGCGTAACGGGTCTGATTGCTCGTAGTTACGGCGAATAGACAAGACCTTGTTGTTCTTCTCAATAATCGTCACAATATATGGTAGTTTCAGGCCAGTTTCTTCGCCTGTCGCGTCCATATCTTCAAAGCCGGGGATGTCTAGGTTTGTATGCACCTCGTACAACGTAATTTCTTCGTTAGTACCAGATGGTGCTACGCCTTGAGCTTCATCAATCGACTCTTGAATTTCAGAATAATCTTCTTCGCCATAACTATCGCCGGGCAAATCAACATCTGCATAAAAACCGCTCAACTGAAGCTTGCGGATTTCGTTCTTGTCCATCTTTACGATATGCGTAATCCGCGTAGCAGACGCTAAATCTGTCGCGGTGTAGGGAACAACCAAATCTTCAGCGTGAACAAACTTAGAAACGGCTCTCTGTAGCAGAGGGTCGAAGTAAATCTTCTTAAAGGTACTACCTATTAGCGGTAGGTAGAATAGCATCTGGTCTAATTCAGGGTCGTATTCTTCCATTTCATAGGTAATCTGGTAATTCATGTAGTTTTTAACGCGGTCAGCCTGTTGCAGCTTCTCAGCCGTTTCATCACCAATGATTTGTGTGCGAACAGGGCCACCAGCAGGCAGCAACTCGCGGTAAGCTTGTGCTTGAAACTGTGTTACAGACTCAGCAAGTAGAGGATGCACAACGCCAGAAGCGCCTTCAAATGGCTGAGAGCGCTCTTCATACTTCATGCCCAATAAATCAATGCCGCGCTTGTAGGTATCTTCCCAATCCTGACGGGATGCCATGTCATCATCAATGTCGCCCATCAAATCAGAAGCAATAGACATAGCATCAGCTTCATCTATGTACTCAACAAGGTTATCGCCAAAAGGAATCTCGATTGGCACCTCTTGCATCATCATTTCTTCGGAGATATCGCCCATAATGACAGAACCATCGTCCATTGTTACCTGTCCCGGCTGTGCCGCCATTTCAACAATGTCGATTTGCTCTTCTGGAATCATTGGGATGATGTTATCACCACCAGCACCAATACCTTTTTCAATAGCCATATCTTTCCCCTTTAAAAGTGCTGGAACGGACAACGCGGCGCGGCGAATGGAGGGAATTCTCGCGCCATGTCTGGGCTGAAGGGCTGGACCCTGACTGCAACTGCCCGTTCCAACCTCATTATAGAATATCCCTCTGGTTGCCCATATCTGAAGGATAGTCCTCTAAATCACCATCTGTCTTTGGTATACCTAATTCCCACAAATTACAAACTTTCTCCATAGAGCAAGCAAAATGCAACTTGTCGCAGTATCCTATACCTTCTTCTAGCCCCAGGCCTTCTGAAATGCAATTAAGCATAGACGACTGTAGGTTAAAATACGAGCAAGTGCCGCAACGGGCGTTCTTGTTTTCCCATGTCGCGGTTGTAGGGCCGTATGAATAATCATTTTCGGCAGCCTGCTTGTTCTCAGCATTGATATCTTCGTCCTGTGTCGCAACAGGGCACACAAAGTTGTCATCATCCCCATCACCATAACCGGGCATCATGTCCTCAATGCTATTCATGTCGATTTCAATGCGGATGATACCAGACATCAGAATACTCCTTTAAACTTCGTCCCAGAGACGGCTGCACCCATGCCTCTCACTTCGCCGCCACGGGCGTATTTACGAGGGCTCTTGCTATAGTTAGGCACACCCTTGTTTTGGTTTTCAATCTGAAGGGTGTAATTCTCATACTGAGCATTGGTAAGACTGCCAACACCCTGTGTGGTGCCTTTAACAAGAATTTGACGCGGTGTAAGACCGTCAATCTTTTCCATTACTTCTTCTTTCTGACCGCGCCGCCATACATCATGCCCTGCGCCTTGCGAGGGGATACTGCACCGCCTTGGGCTTTCTTTACAGGCTTTGGCTTCTTGCCGCCACCTTTAACAGTGGTTTCTTTGCTGTTGCCAATGCCTTCGAGATACGAATTCAGGATGTCGCCGCCCATATCCATCGGCTTGAAGCCAATGCCGGGCTTCTTAACATCGCCACCATCTTCGTAATTTGTCCAAGCTTCAAATGCGTCAATAACAGGATTGCGCTTGCCTGATTCTTTCATTTCTTTTCTCAGGCGCTTGTTAGTAGCTTCTTGCCTTGCAAGCTGACGCTTCTTCATTTCTTTAGCAGTGGGCTCCATTCTTAGAATGGCCTCATCTGTTGCTGATAATTTCTGATTTTTAGGCATCTTATCTTACTCCTACAAATTTGCCACCGCGCATAGCAGCACCCATACCGCGACAAACAGCGCCGCCAGACTCCATTTTAGCCACTTTACCGCCATACTTAAAGCCGGGTACACCGCGACCCTTAAGAATGTCTTTGCGTGTGACTTTGCCATCTCCAGTAAGGTCAGGGAAGCCAGCAGCTCCGCCTTCAGCCTTGTAATCAGGCTCTGGCAAATCATTGTAACGCTTGCGGGCATACTTCTCGGCTTTTTTCTCATCGCCTTTGTATAGCTCCATGCCTT